TGCCGACTCCGCGAGCCGGTCAACGTACTACCGCCAGATGTGGGATCTCGGCGTCTTCAACACGAACGACATCCGCACAGAAGAAGGCATGAACCCGGTCGAAGGCGGCGACGTTCGCTACCGCCCCCTGAACATGGGCACGCTGGGCCAGGAGCCGACGGCAACCGACGTGCTCGCGCAGCAGCAGCCCGGGAGCGGAATCGACGGGCAGGCGGTTGAAGGCGGGCTGGCTGGTGCGGCGGCTGGATCGACTGTTTCTCCAGACACTAGCCTTACGCCGCCAGAGGTCACATCTCTGCTCACGATCACGAATCAAATAACCGACGGGCTGCTGACCGTCGATGCCGCACGGGCGATCATCACGGCCGCATTCCCCGTGCTCTCTGCTACCCGCGTCGAGACGATCCTGCAGGGCGTCTCGGTGAAACAGGAATCTCCCGCAGTTCCGGCTCCATCGCCGCCATCTGCACCGCCCGCCGCCCGCTCGCTCCCCGAGATGCGCGCCCTCACGATCAGCATGGACTTCGACCGCACGTTTGCGGCTGATCCGCAGTTGTGGGGAGAGTTCGCCCGCAAGTCGGTTGCCGAAGGAAACACGGTCGTGATGATCTCGCGCCGCCCCGAGGCTGACCGCGAAGAGGTGACGAAGACTCTCGGCCAGTACGCCGACGCGTTTTCGCAAGTGCTGCTCGTGGGCGGCGACACCCTGAAGGCAGACGCCGCCGAGGCGGCCGGGATCGCGGTTGATGTCTGGGTGGATGACTCGCCACAGACGATCAAGCCGGCGGAACCGTGCGGCGAGTGCGCCGACAAGCCGAAGACGCGGAGTCGGAACAAGTGATCGCCGTCTTTCGCCCAACGCGACCGGGCGACACCGACGCCGTGCTGCGGTGCGTGCGGACTCTGCGGGCCGTGCAGGCGGTGATTGAGCGGCGAGACTGCGGGACGGGTGCAGGTGGTTTCAAGCCTGGCAACAAGTGTGCGGGTGGGGGCGATGGCGGAGGGCCGGATTCGGGGGGCGGTTCATCGGGCGGCGGCGGCGATTCATCGGGCGGCTCGGGCGGAAGTGTTGAGCAGGCGAAGCCCGGAGACGGCCCGCTCGTGAAGGCGGCGAGGGACGAGCACAGGAAGGCACTTGATAAGGCGCGGAAAAACTTAGACAAGGCTCAGGAAAAAGCAGACGCGAAGTTTGCTGAGGCAACCAAGAAGTTCTACGAAGCCAAGGACGCTCACTTCGACGCCAGCGATCGAGCGGCCAAGCTACAAGAAGAGCATGCCGGAATTATCCAGCGACTTTCCGCAGATCCCACAAATGCAACACTCCAGCAATCGCTAGAGCGAAGCACAGGGATGCTGGAAGAATCCTCCAAAGCGTTTGAATCAACGCACAAGGCTATGGAGAAGGCGCATAAGCAACGCGAAAAGGTGCGGCAGGAAATGCGGTCTGCGGTACAGAAGGCTCTTCGCAAAGAATGCGACAGTGTCAATAAAGAGGACGGCATCGAGGATAAAAGGCGTGAACAGGTGCAGCACATCTATGGCATAGGGTCGCACGTCGGTGCCGCTCAGTTCGGTGATGTGGCCGAAAGATCGAGAGTCATTGCATCAAGAACAGTCGTACAGCAAGAAATGAAGGAGGCGCAGGCGTTCGCGATGAATGCCGTGAACCCGGAGATTCATGTGCAGGCCATGACAACTCCTATCGTGTTTGAGGAGTCGGTTCGTGCTAGTGCAACAGTAAGAGAGATCGACCACGATGCGGAACAACTTGTTGGCAGCGCGACATCGCTAGGAAATAGGTCGTCATACACCACACTGTCTGCCAATGACAGTGCGTCAACGCACGTTCACGAGATGGCGCATCACATGGAATACACAACTCCAGAGGTGCGAGAACTGACCAATGACTTTCTTGCATCTAGGACTGCCCGCGAGTCTCCTGTGCAATTCTCAAAAAAGTTTCCCGATGTCGGGTATGCAGATGACGAGGTGGGTTCTCCGGATGACTTTTCAAAGGCATTCAAGGCCGCTGGATATAGCGACGAACACGCCGAAAGATTGGCCCACTACGCTGGAAAACGGTATGATGGCACGATGACTGAGGTGCTCACGATGGGCATGGAGTTGATGTACAAGGACGCAAGGGCATTCGCCGCGTCTGATCCAGAGTGGTTTGACCTAGTTTTCGGCGTAGCCAGCGGGCGTATACTTTCAAAGACGCGGAAGGCCCGCAAAGAACAGAGGCCGTATGGCACGTCAAGTTAGCGTTTCGACGGGACTCGTTTCGTATCAAATATCCGAAGACGGCATGGCCGTGACTTCGCGAGACGTGGTGCCACGCACTACGGAAATGCTGTCGTCTACCGTGCGGATCGGAATGGCTGACTACTCGCCGGCGTTTGGCGATCCGCTGATGTTTGCCGCCGAAGTCCTTGCCCGCGCTGTCGGCGGGAAGGTATCTGCGAAGCCAGACGTTTCTTCTGAGGCTGGCGTCGTGTACTGACGCGAAGAACTGCAAGGGGACGGGCAGCTTCCCATACCTTTGCAGTATGGCCGCGCGCTACGACCACATCGACTTCACGCCCCCGGCGAGCGTCCGCGACGAAGCCGCGAAAGGGCTAGCATGGCGCGAAGAGTTCGGTCGCGGCGGCACGGCAGTCGGCGTGGCCCGCGCCCGCGACCTGTCGAACGGCACGAACATCTCGCCCGACACGGCGAAGAGAATGGCGAGCTACTTCGCCCGGCACGAGGTGGACAAGCAGGGCAAAGGCTGGAGCCCGAGCCAGGACGGGTTTCCAAGTGCGGGGCGGATCGCCTGGGCATTGTGGGGCGGAGATCCGGGTCAAGCATGGGCCAGCAAACTCACGCGTCAGATCGACGCCGCAGACGAGGAGAATCGAACGATGAGTAACGCAGTCGAACGTCGTAGCCTGTTGATTGAGGAGAACGCCGACGCCGCCGTGCCGCTGCTCGCGGTCGAGACGCGGAGCATCGAGGGCGAAGGTGAGCGCGAATATATCGTCGGCTACGCTGCCCGCTTCGGCGTGCGGTCGCTCCTGCTCGGGGATTTCTACGAGCGGATCGACCCTGCTGCGTTCAGCATCGTCTCGGAACGGCGCGGCCGGAAGAAGAAGCTCGAAACGCGGGCTCTCTTCAACCACGACTCGAACTACCCGCTCGCCCGCTACCCGCGAACGCTGTCTCTCACGGTGGACGAGGTCGGGTTGCGGTACGAGTTCCCGGTGCCGGATTCGACCTACGGCCGGGATCTCGCCAACAACATCCGCGACGGCATCGTGCTCGGAAGTTCCTTCGCGTTCACCGTCGCCCCCGGCGGCGACCAGTGGGCGATCGAGGACGGGCAGAGCGTGCGGACGATTCGCTCGGTGGACTCGCTCCTCGATGTCGGCCCTTGCACCTATCCGGCCTACGGCGACGGCGGGCTCGAGGTCGCGCAGCGCTCGCTCGAGCAGTTCCGCCAGCATCGCGAGGCGGCGGTAGCCAAGCGTGTGCAATCGGCCGCGAAGGCCGCAGAGTTCCGCGAGTATCTGAGGCAGCATGGCCGCTAAGTCAGGCGATTCGTGCCCGAATTGCAAGATCGGGAAGTTGCTCGTGGCGTCGAGTCAACGCCAGGGCGAGTACCAGATTCGGTACTTGCGGTGCCGCTGCGGCAACACCGACAAGCACGTGCTGCGCGCCGCTGAAGTGCGTCGCGCGAAGCCCGCGGCCTGACCCTTCTTTACTGCCCGCTCTGCGTGTGCTGCAAGGGTGCGTGGCTGTCTCCATACGTTCAAGGGTAGAGCGACGGCATCGAAGCCGCCGCGACCCGAACACAGGAGCGACGCATGTCCGACAAGATCAATGCTCTTCTCGATGAGCTGGCGAACCTCACCGCTCAGATTCAGGCCGAGATGGCCGCAGAGGAAACGGCCGCTGGCGAGGGGCAGGACATGCAGACCGATCCTGCTGCCGCCGCCGTTCAGCAGAACTCGCTCCGTTCTCTGATTGAGCGTGCCGACGCAGTGAAGGCCAAGATCGATTTTCTAAAGCTTGTCGCTGAGAAGGAGAAAGAGCTCCGCAGCGTTCTGGAGCGGGCCGCTCCGGTGAAGGCTGTAGCCCCCGCCCCCGAGACGAAGGAGACCGCAGACGTGGAGAAGCGAACCGAGTACGCCGTGCCGAAGTCGCACACCAGCCTCCGCGCGTTCCGCGACGCTGAGACCGCTTACCGTGCTGGAATGCACATCAAGGGCTTCGTCTTCGGTGACGCTGAAGCCCGCCGGTGGTGCAAGGATCACGGCGTCGAGACCCGCGTCCAGGCCGGCGGCATCAACTCGCTCGGCGGCGTTCTTTCCAGCCCTGAGCTCTCCACCGAGGTGATTCGTCTTGTCGAAGAATTCGGCGTGTATCCTCAGTACGCTCGCCGGATGCCGATGAACAGCGACACGATGGTGATCGCTCGTCGGACGGGTGGC